AGAGCCATAACCTCCGCAATGAGAAGTCGGGCAGATACCAAGTATAATCCGCAAAACGAAATGTTATCGAGGCGTAAAACGAAATGTTGCAATCGCAAAACGAAATGTATATTTTCTTCCCCCCCTTCGCTTGCATGATTATGGGGTTATGACGGCGTCCGAATGCCGTTATAACCCCATATTTATGCTATGTATAACAACTCTAGGCTAAATGTCCTTGTATTCGTCAATGGCATTGAAGCACGGACACTCTTTGATTCGCTCCCATGGATCGACAATGCCGTTATGGTTCTTATCAGGAGAAATGTCACGGTGTCCTAGGATCTTGGCTTGAGAATATTGCAGTTTCAGTTTGTGCAGGAGCAAGACCAAAGACTCTTTTTGAAGTGGAGTGCGATTGTCTGTTGGCTTACCCTTGCCATCAATACCTCCTATGTAGGCGACATTGATGGCAGATGAGTTGTAGCCTTTCACCCCGTTGCTCACCTGTTCTACGGAAAGCAACTGATGTACACCTCCGCTGGTGTCAATCACATAATGATAACCCGGGCTTTTCCAACCCTTCCGAATAAACTCATTTTTGAGATCTGCTATGGTTTGGCTCTGAGAGCCAGCTGTGCAATGCACAAAAATACGTTCTATATTTCTCATTTTCCTTGTTTTTATTTCTTTGTCGCATCAGTATATGTTCTGTGCGTCTGATTCTATTTATTTGTTACTTGAACTTGGTAGAGGTCTTTCCGAACTTGGTAGAGGTCTTTCCGAACTTAGTAGAGGTCTTTCCGAACTTAGTAGAGGTCCTTCCTACAAGCCGATGGATATTACCCAATAGGTAATGAAGACATCGGCGAAAGCGCTCGTCTCTGCCCAGTACCAAGGGTGAGCCTCGAACTTCCGATTTTCAATGTACCACATTTCCTTGGCAAAGTTCAGGCTTTTGGATAACATCAAGTACAACAGACAAATCGTACCGATAATCAATGTCACCCACCAGCATACACTAAGACACCATCCGACGCAACCTACCGCCGATATGATCGCCGCACTTTTATGAACAGGATATACCGTCCTATCTACGAAATTTGGCGATATGCCCACGAACATCAGCCCCGCACATCCTACGAAGGCAAGGCACTGAATACCTTCCCCGGAGTCTAGGAGGCACACCATCATCAGCATCGCGGCAACTATCATCACCACCGAGAATTGCCATCCGCAACGACAAGACGATGGAGGCAAGCTGCTTTCACTCGCAGGTTTTATCGTGCTTCCAGTTGAGCTTCTGTTGTATTCTCCACGTAGCTGATAGTAAACATCACTAACCATGTCGGGGATACCGAACCGCATTGCTGATAATAAGAGAAAACCTCCCAACATCAAAAAGCTTGCTATACTCAATAACCACATCATATACATAAGTCTCCCGTTTTATAATGTCATTTCCAGTTGAGCTGGATACCCTGCTGTTACATCGAATTTCTCGATCTCCTCTATACTATCTAGCTCCTCGACTTCCTTTCGATGCTCCGCCGTGACGTTGAAGCATTGTAAGGCATACATCTCCAGTGCCGAGAGCAACTGGATAGCCTTGTCGCAGTTGACGGTCAGATGAAGACTTCCCAACCAGAGGTCGGTTGTGTCCTCGCCCATGTTTTTGGCTATCGTGGTGGAATTCATGAGTCCCACTCGGGTCGCCTTGTCGAGCCACACCGTCTTGCCATTCAGGAGGAATCCATTCACCTTGGAGCTTTGGTCATAATTGTCGATTTCCGTCAACTTGCCTTTCTTGGCATAGGCTATGCTAGACTGAAGAGTTTCTTCTTTCCACTGCTCATAGGCTGCTTTAGCCTCCTCCAGGTCGAAATCCGCACTACGTACAGAGCATTCTACGCACTCATAGCTATCAGCGTAAAAGCCACGCTTTGCGTCGAAGAAGACGAACGTAAGACCAAACTTTTCCTCGACTTCCTTGAAACCGTCGATAGGAACGATTGTTTTGATAAAATTGTACTTGCTCATAATTCAATTCTTTTCTATATTTAATATTGTTTTTATCTAGCGGAAGATCCTTTCTTATCTAATACTAGATTTTATGCTCATTCTATTCAATATTAGCTTCTATTCTCATCTTTATTCGATACCAGCTTCTATTCTCATCTTTATTCGGTACCAGATTTAATACTATAGCTTCTATCTGACACTCATTCTAATTTGCTACGAACAGCGTTCTATCGGTGTTCGAACACATTTCGAAAACATTTTGAAAACATTTTGGAAACATTTAGAATGACGACCCGCTCACACCATGTTTCAACTTCAGACAGCGCATGTTGAGGCAGTACACCTTTTCCTTGTGCTTGATGCACATCCACACCTTCTTTCTTGTGCTATAGGAATCATGATGCACGAGATCCCCCATCAGGGAGTTAACCCGCCGCACATATCGCCCCATCTCCTTATTCGTAGGGTTGGAAAGACTGTTCCATTCTTCGATGGACGAAAACAAGCGACAGACGGTCCTCGGATTGGGATATGTTCTGCCCGGTCGGATCATAGTACCGATAAACCTCACCCCGCTTTTCGCTCTCTGCAGGCTTATCTTGTCGGGATGCAGCGTGAGATTCAAGTTTAGCTTGAGCCATGCTCTCGACCTTTCGAGAACATCCAGCAGAAGTTTCTTGTCGGTGCTGACAACTACGAAATCATCCACATACCTGCCATATCCGCCCTCAGAGCCGACAAGTCCCTTGATATGTTTGTCGAAGGGAGTCAACAGGTGGTTCGCCAGCAACTGACTGGACAGGTTGCCGATAGGAAGTCCCTTTCCGTCGCTAGTAAACAGCGACTTGCTAGGAGGCAAATCTTTCCATAAGCCGACATCACCTACTTTTTCACAATTCTTTTCGGGTGCGTTCAGTACGACCTGTCTCCACAGCCAGAGCCACCATTCGACATCCTCCTTGTGATACTTGCTCCTGACCGCGTCTTCCAGCATCCGGAACATCAAGTTGCGGTCGATGCTCATAAAGAAGCCACGGAGGTCGCATTTCAATATCCAAGCTTCCTTCGTGAAGTTTCGGGAGACATCCACGATTTGCTTCCGTATCCGTTCGACTCCGTACTTCACGCCCTTGCCCTTTCGACAGGCGTATGCGTCCTCTATCATGTCTCCTTCCAGAATGCCGGAGAATTTGTTGAACAGAAGATGATGTACGATGCGGTCTCGGAATGGCGAGCAGAACACCTCCCGAAGTTTCGGGCGTGTCACGCAGAAAGCCTTGCTTTTTCCTACGGTGTAGGACATGTCGTTCAGTTCCCTATAGAGCTGGAGGTTGTTCTGCAGATAGTTCATGCGATAGCTCATGCAGTCTTTCGAGCCTCCCTTTCTTCGAAGGCAGGACTTGTAGGCTGCGTCTAGATCCTCTATGGTTACATACTCTTTCATATTCACTATTCTATAGTCTTGGTTGTTGTTCCAGCGGCACGCCCCCGAAAAATGGCACCCCCGAAAAAGACGGCAACATCAGAAGTGTTTTCGTCATCAGCTGACAATCGTAGGCTGGCAAGGTACGGTTGTTGTTCGTCTTGTTGTTGTTGGTCAAAGAAGACGAATAGATGTAAGCGTTCGAGCTTCCGTTCTGCGGTCTTGGCATCATCTGCTCCTTCGAGCTCTGTGCACGCCACGTTCCAGGGCGTGGTTGGGTGCCGATGCCCCTTGTCACATTCCGTGACGGCTCTCCCATGTCGTCTTGACTTCGGCGACGAGAAGAATATATCGGTTGATGCCCTCGGCTCTGCCCTCGAAGCTGCTGTTTATCTCGCGCACCAGGTCCATCGCCGCGCACGCCTTGCTTATGGCGACGCTGTATTCTCCGTAGCGGACGAATTTGGCGACGTTCTTGCTGTAGCTCATCAGCTTCTCGCAGAGCGTCTGGGTATCCTTGAATATATACAAGTCTTCCGTGTATGCCATTTTGGGTTGGTTGCTTTTGAATTGTTTTGATTCTATTGCAATTTTCTTCGCTCCCCATGGGGCGGAGAGACGAAGAGATGAAGAGACAGAGAAACTAACAAGCGTAGGCTGGCAAGGTACGGGTGCTGTCCGTCTTGTAGTCGTTGGTCAAAGAAGACGAATAGATGTAAGCGTTCGAGCTTCCGCTCTGCGTAGAGGTCCATCGGTATGTATTCCTTACCTTCTGATAGTAGGTCGCTGCCGCTTGGTCGCCATAGAGCTTGCGCATGATCTCACGCACCGCCTCCGAGTTGGACATGTGCACGTACTCCTGGCCTACGGATGGCAGAAATCCATACAGCTCCTCGTCGTTGAGCATGAACGTTGCGCTGTATGCGGCCTCGAATGCCGGTACGGACAGTCCTCGGCTCTGCGCTTCCTCCCTGACAAGCTGCGAAGCCCCCTTGCCGTCCCAGTAGTAAGCCTCCGATTGATTATTGCCTCGCTCCGGTATGCTCTCGAACAGCAGGTTCTGCGTACACCACTGGGCTTTGCTTAGGTTGTCGATGTTTCTCAGATCGCTTGTCCTGTACATGAACGTGCCGTGGTGCAGCATCAGGTTTTGGTCGGCAAACTTGATGGCCACGACCTCCTCGCCGTCTCGTCCGGTGGCCATCCATTCGTCGATGGTGTACTCCTGCCCGCCTTTGTCCACGCAGTACAACCCCGTCTGAAACTGGTAGAGGTTGAAGACGAGGATGCGCTGGGTGACATCCGCCGTCCAGGTGCGGGAATTGTTGCCGAATCTGACGAAATATCCGTCCTCGTCATCGACCTGCACGGTGTATTTCTTGCCGAACGGCACGTAGATGGTTGCCTGTCCCGTGGCATCGGTGGTATAGGAGGTCGTCTTGCCGTCGTAGGTGCATTTCACCTCCTTTCCTTGCCAGGCGGCACCTTTTCCGTCCGTGTACTTCGTCACCTTCACCACCACCTTCTCCGACGACTCCTCGTCGTAAGGCACATATTCGGCGGATATGTCACGGCTCGGCAGCGTGGCGGTGAACCCGACAGGAGAGATCGGCTGCGCATTGGCGTATTCCGGAAACTTGATCTCGTAATACTCGCCTCGCTTGACCGTAAACGTCACCTTGCCCTCGCCGTCGGTGGTGTATTGCGCCGGTGTCTTGCCGTTGTTGATGTAGACGTTCACCTTGATGCCGCCCACCTTCACGCTCTCCACCGACGAGGCGATGGTGAGGTTGGCGGTCTCGTCGGTGTCCACCACGTCCACTGACTTCTGGTTGCCCTCTCGGTCGGTCACGGTGATGGTGGAGCCCTGCAGGGTGACATTGCACCTTTCCGCACCCGACGCAGCGTCGCTTGCCTTCTTCGCCGCCGACTCGCATTCCGTCTTGGTCTCGGCCAGAGTGGTCTCCAGATCGGCCTTGGTCTTGGCTAGGGCGGCTTCCAGGGCTGCGTATTTCTTCATTCGGTCGCTCTCGCTGTTGTTGCGTGCCGTCTCGCCATTTTGTCGCTCAGTCTCCTGACGGATGCGCTCGGTCTCCGATTCTTGGCGGATGCCTTCTTGCTTGGTTCGCTCTTTCTCTGCCTCCACTCGAGTCGCCTCGGCCTTGGCTCGGTCTGCTTCTGTCTCCGCACGCTTTTCTTCCGCTTCTTGGATGGATGTATTGATGTCGTCCACCGAGCGCTGGACATCCGATATGGCTTTTCTCGCATCCGAGACGGTTTTTCTCGCATCCGATATGAGCGTCTCCAGTTCCACGGTGGCGGGAAGAACGACGATGGCGGTGTCCATCTCCACGCTATCCTCGCCCTCGCTTGTATCGCCGGGGGCGAAAACCGTGTCGCCCTGCTCGTTGTTGTCCACGAGGCACACCTGCTCATACTCCTTGCTTCGCCAGGCGGCACCGTACTTCTTGCCCTTCACCAGGAGCGAGTAGCTGCCCGTAGGCATGTTGCCGCTCTCGACCGAGGCGTGGATGACGTGGTCGTCCTCCGTGCCTATCGTGAAGGGGAGTGCGTACTGTTTGTCCAACTTGCTCACCAGCGCCACCTCGATGTCGGTGCAACCCGGCAGAGGATAGGCGGCGAGCTTTCCGTCCACATACTTCATCACTGGTATCTTCAGCGTGAAGTCGTTGCCTTTTACTATTTTCTTCATAAGCTATGTAATTTTATGCCCTGTTGTTGATGAATTGACATTGCCAAGCTTCGTTGGCATATATAAATATGTTGAATTGTCCCTTCGTGCCCGACGAGAACTTGGTCGAAGCATCCCGCGCGATTCCTCCGCAGTATATCTTCTTTCCGTTCGGGTCAAACAGTACCTTGGCATTGCCTTGTATGACCACGAGCACCTGTCCCTCCACGGGATTAGGCGGCAGGGTCAGCGTCATCTCGCTACTGTTGGTGCACATCACCGTGCCCACACCCGTCTGTATCATCTGACTAAAGGAGGCGTTCATCACGTTCGGTGCGCTCACGCCACGGATGGCTCCGTTGGTCTGTATCGCCGTTCGGCTGCCTCCTGTTCCGTAAGCCACAACGTTGATAGCCAAGGCAGGGTCATCTAATCCCGATTTTTTGGCGTAGATATATGCCGCTGGATTGTAATTGGAGTTATAGATATAGCCAAAAGGCGTGTTAATCGCCGATTGGAGACCCTTGCAGACATAGGCGGCAGCCTGTCCAAACCATATACCGTTAAAGTTTCCATCATTGACTGGGTAGCTGAACTCAGTGCAAGTCGTTCCCACTCGAAAGTAGGGGGCTACATCATTGTATCCTCCTCTCACGAACAGAGGTGTGTACATGATGCCGCTTCCTGTGACCTTTTTCCCGTTAGGCAGCGTCATTTCCCCTTCCGCCTGGATAATGTCTCCCCAAGTACTATCTTTAGCAATTTTCCAAATGCCAAAGTTGCTATTTCCTGTCACGTTGAGGTTCTGCGCCTCCAGCACCTGCGTCTTGATGCCTTTCGCCACGATGGTGTCGGCATCTACGAGGGTCGTCGCGAGCTTTCCGTTTCCATCGACCATGGCGGTCTGCGTTCCGCTGTTGTTCCGCACAATAAAGTTGTCCGCCGTCACCGTCACCGTCTTTTTCTCGATGTCGATGCCTGTGTCTAGGAGGGCTTGCTTGCTCACCATGTCCTCGCCGCTCTCCGTCCAGTCGGTCATGGTCGCTCCTTCCTCGAACTTGACTTGCTTGACCAAGCCGTCGATGCCGTCCGTGGACGTGTCGCCGTAGAAGTTAATCTGTATCGACTGAGCGTCATTGTCTGCGATGAACTGATAGTGAATCCAGATGCGGGTCCACTCGGTAGGGATGTTTGCCACACCGATATAGCCAGAGTAAGTGCTTGAACCTCCCCATTGCGAGAAGGGAGCATAGCCATTGTCCCATCGTTCGTAGTACTTGACGTTGGACCCCATGTTGACAAGCAACTGTCCCAACGCTCCACCCCTCGTTCGTTTGACGTACATGGAGAGGATGTAGTCCTTGCCAGCCTTGACGGAGACGTTGAGGAATTTACATATACCGCCATAGGTCGCGCTCGATGCAGCCTTGCCCTCGATGGCGTAGATGCCGTTGGCAGAGTCCACGAGGGTACGAGTGCCGTAGACGGTTAGCTTGTTGTCAGTCGCTTGCATTAGCTTCGTTCCCTCCAGGATGTTGCCTCCGATATAATCATAGTCCTGCTTTGACATCGACCACATCATGTTTGTTCCGTCTCCTTGCACCATCATCGGCTTGGCGACGTAGAACTCTCCCGATGTCACGACGCAGAAGATGACGTTGACATACCGCGCCGACTTGTTCATTTTCAAGGTAAATTTCTTCTCCACCCATTTGCCCCTCTCGTCCGAGGCATCAAGGAGGGTGAACGACGGTTGTATGATAATCTCGCTGTCAGGCTTTGCCATCTGATGTACGATCATGATGCAACCGCCCGTCCCGAATGAGGTGCTCGACCTCATCGCCATGCAACTGATGGAATAAGTCCCTTCGCCGTTGACAGGGATGTTTCGGAAGCTGACGCCATCAAAGGTTTGCTTATCTCCACTCTGTCCAAGCACGGCGATGGCGTTTTGCCCGCCTAGCACATCGCGATAATTGGTGTGGATATACTGATAACCGTCCGTGCCATTGTTGACATACCCATCGTCTTGCTTGCGGAAGGCAGAGCCCACGAGCATATTGTTGCGTCCCACGGCATTCTCTCCCACCTTCAGCGAGATGCTCCTCGAAGTCTGCTCTATCTTCGAGTAAAAGTTGGTGAGGCTGTCGTTAGTGCCAGGGTTAGACAACTCGTTGTAGACGGTCTGGAACTTCTTGTTGGTCGCAGACATCGAGCCAGTGAACTTCGCTACGTTGACGGCGAACTTGACCTGCACGTAGTGATACAGGCTGGTGTCCTTGTCCCACACCTGTACGGTGGCATATCCGCTTGTGTTGCTCACGGTCACGCCGTCCACCGTCTGCGTCGTGATGCCCGATATTTGGACGGTGGCCGTACCGCTCGATGCCGATACTGTAGCCGAGCAATTCGTATTGCTAGATATAGCGTAGCTCACGTTGGTCGCCTTCTCGCCGTTGCGGTAGCAGGAGATGGATGCCGACTTGGACGTGCCAGAAGGCACGAGGCCGCTGTCGTTGGTGTCGAACACAAGCGTCTCCGGGGTGACGAGGATTTCGAGGGCAGAGTCGCCGTCCTCGCCCATGGCGTAATTGCCTGAGGCAAGCAGCGTGCTTCCGTCATAGATGGCTACCGAGAAGTCCTTGCCGTCGGGGAAAGCCGAGAAGTCGATGTAGTTGTCGGTGTCCTTCAGCCGGGAAGTCAGGCCGCTGGCGACGACACCGTCCACGTAAGCATTGCAGTCCAGTCCGAACGACTTGATGGTGCCGTTGACGATGGAATAGCCGATGCTCCTCACCACGTTGACATACAAGCCCTGCGTGGTGCCGTTGGAGCCTCGGGTGAGCGTCACCTTCCACGACACGGCGCTATTGCCCGGAGCGCCCGGAGCGCCATTCTCTCCCGGGTCTCCCTTGTCGCCTTTGTCCCCCTTGTCTCCCTTGTCGCCTTTCTGACCTTCTCCCACCTGGCTGTGGATGTAATCCTCCAGACTCTCGCCGCTGCTCACCTCGAAGTCGCCGACCACCTTGCTTCCCCTTGCGTCCCAGTAGCTCTTGCGATGGGAGGCGAGGTCGAAGTCGTTGATGCCCCGGTACTGGGCGAAGAGCGGTGCCTTCAGTCCGCTGTCGAGCGAGGTGTAGGCAGAGAGATAGAGCGCCGACTGACGCTCGGGGTCGTCGGTGCCCCGGTAGCCGAGCATGGCGATGGAGTCGCCCACCTCGGGGTCCAGCGTTCCGTCGTAGTTGCTCGTGCTCGTGCTCAGGGTGATGTAGTGGTAGTATTTGCCGTCTATCTCCTCCGGTCTGTCGTTGGAGGAGGCGGATGCCACCACCGCCCAGTAGTATTTGTTCGCCACCTCGTGCGAGGTGCCCACCTTCGCTTGGTTGAACGACATGCAGAGCGCCTGGTCGTTCTCCCTCCACATGTTGTCTCGCTGCTTGCCGTTCTCGTCACGGCATTGCCAGTACAACATGTAGCCCACGAGAGCGCCGTCCGAACTTCGGAGCGGTCGCACGATCTCCACCTCGAATCCGTCGCAGGGGGTGAGGACGACCGCACCGCCCGCCGCCTTCACCTTGTCGATGACGAGCTCGAAGAAGTGAGCTGCTCCCGTCACCACGAGGTTCTTGGTGGTGAGGGTTCCTTGGTTGGTCAGGTCGCCCCCGTTGGTTAGGTCTCCTTCGTTTTCGAGGTTACCGTCGTTGTAGAGGTCGCCATTGTTGTAGAGGTCGCCGTCGTTGGCGATGCCCTTGGTGTCGATGTTCCGGAGGAATTGCACGATATTGGCGAAGCTCACCCGGTTCAGCACCTCCTCCCAGTGGTCGGTGCCGTCCTCGTTCTTGTCGACGAGACTCTTGCGCAGGAAGTCCTGCAGCGCCTCTGCGTCCGCCGACACCTCGCCCGCCTTGGTGGCGTAGGCGGCATTGGCGGCGGTGCCCGCACGGTCGGCGTAGCTAGCCTGGTCGGCTGCCTCGGCACGCTTCGCCTTGTCGGCTCTCGATGCGTGCTCAGCCTCCGAGATGGTGCCCTGTATGTAGGTGGTCTTCGAGCTGCTGCCGCCCGAGCCACCCTGTTTCTTGGGTTTGGTGAAAGATTTGATTTCTATCATGTCCGAATGCCTTTATAATGTCTTTAGAATAGAATTGAAATGCGATTGAAATAGAGTCGGAAGACGGTTAGAACACTTCCTTCATCTTGACCTCCGCCGTACCCTCGGTGAGGTTGCGGCTGATGCCCTCCACGTGGAAGGTCTTGCCGAGGCAAGGATGTCGGTACAGGTTGAAGAAGGAGACGTGGCTTCCGTCCTCGAAGTTCTGCGTCATCACCAGCCTAGGCTCGTGCCACTCCTGCCAGTAAGCGTCCACGTAGAGCTGTTCGGGCTTGGCGGCGGTGCCCGAGTTGCGGTCGTAGAGGGTGAGCAGGGCGTTGTCGGTGACGGCGTTGTGCGGCGAGGAGAGCTTCACGGCGTTGTTGACCCCCATCCGCTTGCACTCCGCCGAGGTCAGGGCGGTGGTCAGCTTGAACTCCAGGTCGTCCTTGGTGTTGACGTAGCCCTCCTTGGTGTCGCTCATGTACACGATGTCGCTCTCGTCGCCCACGGCTCCTATCCTGCCGTTGTCGCTCACCACCTCCATCTTGAAGTCCTTCATCAGGATGGCGTTGGTCTTCTGCAGGAGGAGCACGCTGTCCTCGTACCACTTGGTGTGCCGCCAGAAGCTAGGATGGCGGCGGGTCACCTGGTTCCACTCGGCGTTGACCGGGCCGAGGATGTAAAACCTCACCAGTCCGCTCACGTGGTCGCTCATGCGAATCGGGATGGCGGTGCCGTCGGCGGTGATGCCCATGGTGTAGGGAGCGTTCTTCTGGATGTCAAACTCGGTGCCCAGTATCTTGTCCTTCAGCTTCGGGTCGATGCCGACGGTGAAGCTCTGCTGGTAGTACTCGTCGTCGCTGGAGCACTGGCTGCGCTCCTTGAAGGTGCGCCACACGTAGTCGTCGGGCGCTCCCTCGCCGGTGCCCGCCTTGTCGGTGCCCAGCGTCTCGCCCTTCTGCTTCTCCACCACGCACTTGTCGCCGATGACGAGCATGCACGCCACGAGACCCACCTTCGAGATGGTGTCGGTGGCGGTTCCCACGGCGCTGTAGTTGAACTCGCAGTCCTGCGGACCTGTCGCCGTGTAGGGATAGAAGGTGCGGTGGCAGTCCAGGGCGTTGGTGTCGTCGTCCAGGGACGGCTCCACGTTCCATGCGCTCGCCTTCCAGTACTTGCGGGTGTAGTAGCGTCCGTCTCCGTTGTTGCGGCTCGGCACGGTCTTGTGCCAGAAGTTCTGCACCAGGCTGGTGGTCTGCCACTCCTTCTCGGTGTCCATCTTGGCGTAGGGTGCCGTCTCCTCCATGACGGGGTTGAGCACCATCTTGCCGCTGATCACGATGTAGTTCACGGTGTCCTCGTCGGCGGGCGAGAAGGTGCCCCCGCTCGTGTTGCCCGTGTATTCCGCCACGGGGCAAGCCGCCAGCACCTGTGTGTCGGTGGGGGTCTTCGCTCCCTCGTTTCCCATGGTCGAGATGACGAGGTAGTTCTCCATGCTGATCGAGGTCACGGGCGAGTTGTCGTTGCCGCCGTTCTTGCGCTCGATCTTGCCGAAGGCGCACACGCACGCCCCGATGCCCGATGCCATGCCCTTGTTGAGGATGTCCTGCTGGTTGGTGCCGTTGGCGGGATAGCGGTCGTAGATGTCGGCGCTGCCGCCTCCCACGTGGAACTTCCACCCCGTCACCGCCTTCGGCCAGCAGAACCAGTCCACCTGGCTGGCGTTGTCCCAGTCGGTCGACCCGCCCGTGCACATCGCCTTCATGGCGTTGTAGGCGGTCTTGCCCTCGCCCTCGGCGATGATCTCGGTCATGTACTTCTGGTAGTTGCCCTGCGCCACGAGCGAATGGTCGTCGAGCGGGCTTTCGATCACGTTCTCCACCTCGGTCACGTCGTCGGTGAGCAAGAGCTGGTTGTAGGTGGCGGCGATGCTGATCTGCGTGTCGCACCCGCTCACCAGGCTCGTCTCGATGTCGATGGTCTTGGAGGCCGAGCGGGTGCCGTCGTTCCAGGCGATGCCCTGTCCGGCGCGCACGCTCTCCCAGGAGAAGATGCGAAACACCAGGCCGTCCTGCAGGATGTGCAGGTTGAGGTACTTCAGCAGTTCCGTGAGCACGTCTTCCTGGGTCCACACATCGTCCTCCTCGTCGCCGAGGAAGAGCAGTTCGTTGACGCTGACGCAGTCGAAGAGGGCGTAGGCGTCCGTGGAGGCGCTCACCGACTTCGATCCGTCGTAGAGCACCTGGAAGGAGTGACCGCCCAGGATGTCGATTCCCTCGTATGCGTCGGTCAGGATGTCGGAGACGATGTCCTCGAAGGTGCGCTGCGTGGCGGAACCCTTCACGGCGGCATAGCCGACACCCAGCGCACCGACGTTGCGATACTTGGCGTACTGGAGGGTGGAGAGAGCGTCGAGGCAGACCAGCTCCACCTCGTCGTACACCTCGTTGTAGCCCTGCGAGAGCACCTGCGGCTTGATATAGCCCCCGAAGAGGCACTCGTCGCCCCGGTAGATGTTGACCACCGCATCCCGGCACGAGCTGCAGAAGAACCCCGGCACGTAGTTGCGGCACAGCAGCCGCACGTTGGCTTGGTTGTAAAGCAGGTGGTCGAAGGTGTCGTTCACCTGCGAGGTGATCTCCACGGGGTCGTCGGTGAAGAGGATGTCTCCGTCCTCGTCACCGATCTCGATGCTCTCGGAGCGGTCGCCGTTCGTGAGGATGTATACCGATATTTTCTCGTTCTTCTGATTGTAATAGTATCCGTGCAAATACATGGTGCTGAATGTTATAAGTTACAAGTTAAATTCTGATGTTGCTCCGTCTTCGGTTGCTTCGGGTCTCGTTGGCGATGGCGATCACGATGTCGCGCCCACGGAGCTTGCCCACGAGCTGGCCGCCACCCACGACACCGCCAGCCGCCACACCCTGCAGCGTGCCCGTGTTGACGCTGGCTCCTTGCGCCGCCGCACCGTTGGCGAGGGCGAAGAGGCGGGTCTGCTGGGCGGCGTTCAGGATCATCTCGCCCGAGTTGACACGCACCAGCACGTTGTCGCCCGAGGTCTGGTTGCCGCCCACGATGCCACCTGTGGCAAACTTGCTGATGGTGCCTATCAGGCTCACCATCTGCGCCGTGCCCGTGATGCCGAAGGCGAGCCAATCCACCCACGTGGAGCATGTCCTGAGGGCTTGTGCGAAGGAGAGCACGATCTGTCCGACCGCCGCCATCACCATCCCCGCCTTGGCTGCTGCGCTGTCCGTGCCCAGCTGCTGCATGGCGGAGCCCAGTGCCTGGCAAGCCGTGCCCGCCCCGGCCAGTCCCTTGGCGGTGGGGTCGGAGATGGACTTGATGTCCGCCATCGCCTTGCGCACGCTGTCGAAGTTGGTCACGTCGATGTTGAAGAGAGACGAGAGGGCCTCGTTGTCCTTCGCCTTGGCATCCACCTCGGTCTCCACGTGGATGGGCTTCATCTTTAGCTTCTCGATGTCCTCCTTGATTTGCTCCGAGATGGGCTTGGAGACCTCCTGCTGCACCTCGATCTTCGGGATGCGCTCGATGCCCACCTTCACCTTCAGCATGTAGAGCTCGCGCTGCAAGCCCTCCATCTGAGCGTTGAGCACCTTGGCGGTCTCGGCGTTGGCGACCTCCTTCAGCGCCTTCTCCCGGTCGGATATTTCCTTCTCGTACCAGTCGATGCTGCCCTTCAGCGGGTCCTCCTTCTCGTCGGTGGTCGTGGTGTGGGCGGGTACCGGAGTGTGGCCTGTCTTTCCGCCGCCAGAGCCGCCGCCCAAGACAGGGGCGGTCGGGCTGTAGCCTGCGGTGTGCTTGAAGTTGATTTTGTTGCTCGATGCCACGATGGCATCCATCTCCTTGCGCACGTTCTGTTCTTGGCGATAGAGGGCGGAGAGCTGCTTGTTGGCCTTGTCGAGGTCGCTCGTTCCCTTGACTTCCACTTCTTGCTTGACGGGAATTATTTTTCCATCGCCGGCATCCACTTGACCCGTTGTTTTGGTTACTGTTTTGTTTTTCTTGCTGTATTTCCTGAGGCTTCCGTCCTCGTTGTATCGGATGCTCTTCTGCTTCTGCATCAGGTCGGCAGCCTGGTTGGCGAGCTGGCGTAGGCGTATCTCGTTGATCATCTGGTCGCAGTAGGCCTTCGAGTTGACGGTGAGGGCTTGGTACCACTGCGATACCGACGAGTAATAGCCCATCGCCTCGCCGTACTTGGTGTTCATCTGCTGCACCAGTTTCTTCTCCTGTTCCTTGCTCCCCTTAAATCCCTTGAGCGAGGCAATATTCATGTCCAGTTCACTGCGCACGCTCGCCATCTGTTGAGCTTCTTGCTGATGGACTTGCTGCGCTCGCTGCTCTGCCTCGGATAGGCGGTTCTCGCTTTCGGCAGCCTCGTCGGAACTCGACATCAGGTAGCCGATGGCTGTGGTCAGGGCAGCCACCGCCACGCCCACGCCCGTGGCTATCATCAGCCCCTGGATGGCGAGCCTTAAGGTCGTGGCGCTGACCGCCGCGCCTCGCATCGTGGCGCTGCAAGCGGCGACGAGTGCGTTCATCCTCACGCTGGTGGCATTCCAGAGCGTGCCAGCCACGGACGTGATGCGAAGGGCATTGGAACAGGCGATGAACGAGGACACCAGCTTGCCTACCCCTGTGGCGGCCATGGAGAACTGCGCCAGATAGGTGATGGCGGGCTCCAGCCCCTCTACCATCTCGCCCAATTGTTCCTTGATGTCGCCCAGGGCGTTCTCCAGCTGTTTCTGCTTGCCGCTCTCGGTCTTGGCGAGTTCGGCGTTCATGTTGCCCACATTCTGGGTGATCACCTTGGCGAGCATGGCGGCTCGCTCACTCTCGGTACCATACTGAAGCACTTTCTTCTGGGTCTCGTCGAAGGTTACGCCCACACGCTGCAGCACCTCCACCTGTCCCTGCATCGCCTTGCCCATCATGTTGCCGATCGACACGGCATCCTGATTGGTGGCATTGAGTCCGTTCTGCTGCGCCACGAGGTTGTTCATGGCGGGGATGAGCACATCCAGACTCTGTTTGTTCTGCAGGAAGGTGGCCATCTGCTGGGCACCACTCAGTTGCACCTCGTCGCCGATGACACCGAGTTCCTGCTGTGCCGAGCAGAGGTTCTTGATACTCTGTATCTCCTCGTCAGTGGCTCCCATGCGCTGGCGCATCACCGTCTGCAGCTGGGTCTCCGCCACGATCTGCACCTTCCATGCGTCCGTCAGGTCGCTGATGGTGCCATGGAGCTCGCCGATGGCATCCTGTAGCACGCTGGCTGCTTGCGAAGCCTCTGCCCATGAGATGATGTTTCTCTTGGCTTTCTCGCTCTCGTCCTGCACCGAGCGCACGGCCTTGCCCAGCTCCTCGGCGCTCATGGTGACCCGCTTGAAGGTACCCTGGTCGTCCAGTCTGATTGTAAAACTTACCTGGTTTGCCATATTTTTTGTATAAAAAGTTGGATAATTCGAATCTTTTGCTTATATTTGCGGCGTGTAACGCTTAGAACATGGATATATGACAACACTATTGACGGTTTATCCGAAAGCACTTGGGGACGCTCTGCGCAATCTTTGCGAGAGGTTCCCAGCCGAAGCGATGATGCTGTTCCTTGGAATCATCGTCACCACCATTGTTTGCGTCCTGATTGTCATTTCCGCTTTCACGCACAAGAACTTCGATTAGGACTAAGCGATGCTATTCCAGCCCCGCCCGCTTCTTCGCCTCCCGGTACCGAGCCATGAGCTCCTCGTGGCTCATGCCATTTTCCTGACTTCGGGAAAATGGTGCCTTTTGCGCTTCGCCTTGCTCTTCCCATGGAAACCTCATCACGTCCATTGCCGTGAGCTGCTTCTTCGAGTAGGGCTGCAGGGCGCACAGGCACTGCGTCCTCGTGCGCTCCCATCTCGCCCGCTCGTCCATCGTGCGCATGTCGTTCCAAGCGCCATACGCCGCATAAAACTCCGATGGGGTGCATCGGCAAAAGTCATTCCTGCTCATCCCCATGCACCCCATCGCTATGCCCAGCAGACGCTCCACGTCCGCGGGCTCACCGTCCGACTCGGAACCGTCTAGGGCTGTCCCGGGTCTTTTTTTTTCTCGTTCTCGGCAGAGATCGCCGTATTCCACTTGCTCACGTCGTCGGGCGTGATCAGGCACGTGAACCGCTCGAAGTCGATGCCGAACTCGATCTCGTCCGCCTTGCACGCACATACCACGCAGCACCACATGAACCACAGCAGCTCCTCCATGTCGGAGCCGTCCATCTGGCTTACGTCCTTGCCCACGTTGTCCTTGAAGAGGAGCATCGCCCCCATGGTGAGGCGGCAAGGATATGCCTTGCCACCCACCTCGATCGTCGTCTTATTCATCGTATGAAGAAGAAAATAATGTAGTCTTTATATACTAAATACTAATACCTATGTTTACTTGCTGATCGCCACCGACTGCTCGGAGGCGCCCTTCTGAGGACTGGAGCCGTCCTGCAGTCCGGTGGTGTTCTTGGTCACCGGTCCGTAGTTCTCCAGCTGCACGCTGTACTTGGCATCCTCGCCCGCCTGGCCGTCGAGGTCGAGCGACGTGATGATGTACTTGCCCGTGTAGCCGCCCGTGGTCTTGCCGTCTCGCTCGCTTCCGTTGCGGATGTTGTAGCTGGCGGTCACAGGCTTGCCCGCTAGCTGTGCGTCCTTCAGCTGGTCGTAGGTAGGAGCGTCGCTCGCTCCGTCGGTACACACCAGTCCGTCGGCCGAGATGGTCTCGGAGAACGACTTCACCGACTTCTCCTTCCACTTGCCGCCCTGTGCCTCCTTGGTCACTCGCTCCGAGGTCTCGGTCGTGGTGGTCACCTTGCAGCCGGTGGAATATGCCAGGGCACCGCCGCCTATCGAGAGGATGAGGTCGGTGCCGTCGAGTACTTTTGATGGATTGCTCATATCACTTTTTTCTTTTTAGACATTAAATACAAGCCCGCCAACAGGCAGGCGATAACTATCACGCCTATGCGCACGAGACGTTCGGGAGGGTGTCTGGTCTCCGTTCGAACGTCGTTAGAATGCGATTCTAAGGCTCGCTTCCGTAGCAGGGCCGCCTGGGCGCTCATCGAGTCCATCCGCTGCTCGTACACGGCGCAGAGCCGCTGGAGCGAGTCGCACGAGGCCTCGATGACGATCCGTGGTTGCTTGCCCTCCTCCTGCGGGGGCTGCTGCCACGCACGCAGGCTCACACGTCCCGAGCGGGCGCTATACTGCGCTCCCGTCGGCAGGCTTGCCAGACTTGCGAGGTCGATGCTCAGCGTCGCCGTGTCCGCCTGGATGGGCTCTGTCCACGTCACCTTTCTCGTGATCCGTGCCGTCGCCTCCCTCAGGCTGCTTTGGCTTGTGCTGCTGTCTTCGCTTTGCGCGAGGCTCTGGCTCTGGACTTTCCTCACTGTTCTGCAGCTCGCTAGTAACAGGGCAAGTAGCATGATGAGGACAGAGCGGTATAGCCTCGATGGCGCGCGAGAGACGGTTGAGGGCGTACCTCGTGAGCGCATTTTCCTTGTTGAGCCGCTCGATGGCTTCCGCGTTCTCTCTTGCTGCATCGTTCAATTCCTTTTGCTTGGCTAGGAGTTCCTTGCTCACGTCGCCGTACATCTCCTTGAAGGTGTCGTGTATCTGCTTCGCTTGCAAGGTCTTCTTCACCCGGTAGTTGGCTATCCAGGCAATGGCGGCACCAATGCCACCCGAAGGGATAGCCCACGTGAGTATCTGCATGATGTCAACCATTGTCTTTCTAACCTTTTAAACCAATAAACTTTAAACTATATAACTATGGCAAATAGAAGAAAAAACTCTTTTCCGTGCTCGACATCCTACGCCTTGCCCGCCGCGTTGTAGCCGCTGCGGATGGCTGCGAAGGCATCCGCCTTGGTAGGCAGGGTGATGAAGTAGTGGCGGAAGTTGACGAGGTTGCGCTGGTACTGCGGGTCGTTCTCCGACGCACTCCAGTACATCTTGGTCGAGCCGGTGGCCTTGAACACACGCCCGGTGTAGAAGGCGAACGAGCACTGGAACTCGCCGTCCTTAGGCTTGGCGAACTCGGCGTTCTTCTTGCCCGCCGTGGTGAAGGTAGGGTTGTTGGCGTACTCGTAGATGTCGAAGCCGTAGAGGCGACCCACCGTACCGTCGGCACGGTTGATGTTGTACTGCTCCTTGAAGGCCTGGTCGGTCTCCAGGAGGTCGTTGACGTGGTCGGTGCTGAGCACGAGACGGCGGTCGCCGGCAGGCACGCTCAGCGAGTCGAGAGCCGCCTTCAGGCGTATCACGTCCTCGATGACGAGCTTCACACGCCCCGTCGCCTTGTCGGTGGCACCCGTGGTGGTGAGCACCGGAGTCTTGGCGGTGTTCTCGGTAGGGGTGAGCGCATGGGCTGCCTTGGTGAACTTGGCGATGGCGATGGCGCGGGCGTGGCTGTCCTTCACTCGGCTTATCTTGTCGTAGCTGATGGCGTACAGCTCGTCGTCGGTGATCGGGGTCACCTTGGTCTGGAACTTCGCCAGGCTGATGGCGATGTCGGAGTCATCGAGACTCTGGATAGGGATCGGATAGGTGGTGTTGTTGATGAGCACGTCTGGGTCGATGCCCACGTCCACGAGGTGGATCACGTCGTTGTCCACGATGCCCGAGTTGTCGGTGATGCCGTCGAGCCAGGTGGCCTCCTCGGCACGCTCCAGCTGCTTGACGAGATAGCCCGTCCAGAGCTCCTTGCACACGCCCGCATGGAGCGCACCCTGTGGGGCGAACTGTCCCACGCCGATCACCAACAGGTTGGCGACCACTGCGCCGCCGATGGGGTCATAGCCCAGGGTCTGGGCAAGCACGGCTCCCATGATGCAGTTGAAGAGCAGTGCGGTGAAGAGAGAGAATAATCGTTTTGCTTTCATTTCTTGTCGTTGTTTTTTGTGTTAGGTGTTTCCTGTTATTCTATCGAAGACTTGGAGGGGCGCTACTTGAAGTCGGGAGCGAAGCCAAACTCCGCCTTGTAAAGCTCGATGTAGCGGTCGCGGTGCTCGTCGCGGAGATGGAGGAATTTTTCCTGCGGCACCTCGCTCAACTTCTTGTAGCCCGAGTAGTCGTCCTCATCGAGACGCACGGTCTGTCCGTCCTTGTCCTTGCCCACCACCATGCTGATCTTGCCCTGTGGCTGCATGGCGGCGAGGGTGACGGTGAGGTTGTCCAAGCCCACTTGCTGGCCGAGCTTGACGAAATGCTCCTTCAGGTCGGCGTTCAGGCGCTTCTCCTGGATGGCGTTGTCCACGGCGACGGTGATGGCGGAGAGCTGCACGGCCTCCTGCTGCTTCTGCAGGTCGCTGACCTGCGACTTCAACTGCTTCACCTCGCCGGCAGCGAGACTGAGGCTGGCGATCTTGGCGTTCACCTCCTCCTCGGTTGCGGTCTCCTTGAGACCCAACTTGATGGCTAAATCTTTCAGTTCCATTTCTACTTTCTTATTTTTTAAAGGGTTATTGATTACGTTCCTGTCCAATAGCGGCAGCAGGCTGCCCCCGCCGCCCTTGTCGGCGAGCTCCAGCTGGTTGCCCTCCGAGTCGAGGAGCACGATGGCGTTGTGGTTGCCCCCGATGTCGACGGCGCTCACCTCGAAGAGGAGGCAGCGGGTCACGGTCTCGGCGGTCTGCCCCTCCATCACGAGGGATGCGTCCGAGCTGGTCTCCTGCACCTTGAAGCTGGCGCTCACCATGCGCATGGAGCCGAAGTCGTACTGCTTCTTGAGCTGCACGCTCAGGGGCGATGCCTCGTCAAACTCCAGCTCGCCGGTCAGCTCGCCGTTCTCCACCTTCAGGTTCTCCACCTTGCCCACCACGCCCCGCGAGCGGTCGTGCATGTAGAGGAGCACTGGATTCTTGCCGTATAGCGAGAGGTCGATACCCGATGTGATGATTCGGGAGCCGTAGCAGTTGACGCTCTCGTCGCTGATTCTTACTTTCTTTCCCATGTCGGTCGAATTTTGATTTCCGGGTGCAATATTACTAACTTTTCACGAACCCGCCAAAAAAGTGTGAAATGGTTGCACACTTCTGTGAAACGGCTGCACACTAATTTGCCAGTTAGGCGAAATTGTCGCACCTTTGCAAAGGATTCGGGACACCCGGTCCTTCTTTAATGTTTCATTATAAAGGTATTTAAATATGAAAAAAGCAGAATTAGAACGCAAGAAAGGGCTTGCTCGCACCTTGTACCTGGCAGGCAAGGAGCAGGCGGAGATCGCCGACCAGGTGGAGGTGAGCCGCCAGACTCTCTCCAAGTGGGTGAACGAGGGCGGATGGAAGGAGACGCGGGCCGCCACCAGCATTACCCGGCCGGAGTTGGTCAACAAGTTGCTCCTCACCATCGACAAGCTCATCTCGCAGGTCAACGAGAGCGAGGACCCCGAGAAGATGGCGGGACTGGGCGACAAGCTCGCCAAGATGTCGTCGGTCATCGAGAAGCTCGACAAGAAGGCCAACGTGGTGGATGCCATCGAGGTGTTCATGGCCTTCGACAAGTGGCTGCAGTACCGTGCGCAGACCGACGAGAACATCACCCCCGAGCTCCTGAAGACCTTCCACCACTACCAGGATCTCTTCATCGCCGACAAGATGTCGAGCGGCTTCAACTGCGACCTGTAGCGGGGAATGCCGAGTGTTGAATGCTAAATGTTGAGTTATGGCTACACAAGCGGAAATCAAACAGGCTTACGAGAAGTGGAAGGAGCTGGGCAAGCAGATCAACGCCATCACCGACACCTCGCTCATGGCTCCCGAGAGCAAGAAGACCCGGGAGGAGCGCATCAAGCGACTTCAACGGAACTACGCCGCCTTCTGCGAGTACTACTTCCCACACTTCCTGCAACTGAAGGACAAGACCACCGGACAGGTGATACGCACCATCCACAACGCGCCCTTCCACAACCAGGCGGCGCGCAAGGTGAGGGAGACCGCCAACCTGAAGGCGGTGTTCATGTGGCCTCGTGGCCATGCCAAGAGCACCCACATGGACGTGTTCCTGCCGCTCTGGCTCATGTTCCAGCCACGAAGGCTCATCAACTTCATGGTCGTGGTGGGCAAGAGCGAGGACTCGGCGTGCCGATTGCTCAGCGACATACAGGCGGAACTGCAATACAACGACCGCCTGAAACGTGACTTCGGCGACCAGAAGCCATCGGACGGCGACTGGACGGCGGGGGAGTTCAAGGCGGCGTGCGGCGTGAAGTTCCTCGCCTGTGGACGTGGTCAGAGTCCCCGTGGTCTCCGAGACAGGGAGGCTCGACCGGACTACATCGTCATCGACGACCTCGACGACGACGAGCTCATCAAAAACGAGAAACGTGTGCGCGAGCTCACCTCGTGGGTGAAGTCCGCCCTCTTCGGTGCCCTAGACGTGGGTCGTGGCCGCTTCATCATGGTGGGCAACCTCATCTCCAAGAACTCCGTGCTCTACAACATCGCCCACACCAAGGGGGTCTACCTCTCCAAGGTGTGCGCCGTCGACCAGAACGGCAACCCGACGTGGAAGGAGAAGTGGACCCGCCAGGAGGTGGACGCCTACCGTGAGTTCGTGGGCTACCGAGACTGGGAGAAGGAGATGATGCACAACCCGCTCAAGGACGGCAGCATCTTCCGCCGGGAGTGGATACACTACAAGAAGCTGCCCAAGCTCACCAAGTACGACGCCATCGTGTGCTACACCGACCCTAGCTGGAAATCGACCACCGCCAACGACTACAAGGCGTGCCGATGCTGGGGTGCCATCGGCAAGGAGCTGCACCTGATAGACTGCTTCGTGCGACAGGCGACCACGGGCGAGATGGTGCGCTGGCTCTACGACCTCTACGAGCGTGCCCCGGAGCAAGGGGTGAGCATCCAGTTCTACATGGAGGCGAACCTGATGCAGGACACCGCCCTGGACGAGTTTGCCGCCGAGGGCGACCGACGTGGATACCAGCTGCCCATCGCCTCCGACAAGCGCAAGAAACCCGACAAGCTGCAGCGCATCGAGTCGGTGGCTCCCCTCTGGGAGCGTGGGGTGGTGTTCTACAACCAGGACATCAAGGACACCGCCGACATGGAGGTGGGCATCGACCAGACGCTCTCGCTGGAGCACGGAAGCCGTGCCCACGACGATGCGCCCGATGCCGACGAGGGAGCCATCTTCATCCTGCAGAAGCAGAACCGCATCGAGGCGTTCGAGCCCCGCATAGGCAAGCGGAAGCCGCCGAGGGGGAGCTGGTGATCAAGTTACTGAAGTCGAAACCTAAAAGTTGAAAGTAAATATGTTCGTGACAGAAGAAGACTATCGGGTCGTGATCGGAGAGAAGACCATGGAGGTCATCATCCAGAGCGTGCCCCAGAGCATGGAGGTGGCGGAGAAGGAGGCCATCGAGGAAATATCGGGCTACCTGAGACCGAAGTACGACTGCGACGCCATATTCCGGCAGGAGGGCGAGCAGAGAAACCACCAGCTGGTGATGTACGTGTGCGACATCGCCCTCTACCACACCGTGGCGGCCATGCCCCAGCGCATGGGCTACGAGGTGAGGAAGGAGCGCTACGAGCGAGCCGTGAAGTGGCTGGAGGGCGTACAGGCGGGCAAGATCGTGCTCGACCTGCCACTCGCCACCGACGACGACGGCGACCCCGTGGCTACGGGAGGCGTGCTGGCGTTCGGCAACGGACCCGACCGGCACTCGTGGTAATCAATCATAGAATATCAAAAGTTAAGAGTTAAAAGTTACATGATGAAACTGGATACTATTTTGAATCGGCTGGACAACGGCTGGCGAGGGCTCAGGGGCAAGCCGCAGGTGTGGCACACCCATTTCGGCGACCTCGAGCTGGCTGGCACGGGCAACCGACGCAAGGTGGAGAAGATCTTCACCCGCATACAGCGTTCCACCGAGTCGCTCACCAAGAGCGACATCATCAAGTGGAGACGGGCGCACCAGATGGCGCTCAGCGTGGAGAACCCAGACCGAAGGATGCTCTACGACATCTACCGGGACACGGCGCTCGACGGACACCTGTCGGGATGCGTGGAGCAGCGGCACGGATTCGTGATGTCCCGATCCTTCAACATCGAGGACAAGACCAACACGCCGCAGGACGAGCTGAAGCACTACTTCGAGCAACCATGGTTCGACAAGCTCTGCCGCCTGATACTCGACTCCAGCGAGTGGGGGCACTCGCTCGTCGAGCTGGGCGACATCGTGAGCGACGGGGACGGATGCCCCACCTACGAGGACGTGACCCTCATCGACCGCAAGTACGTGGTGCCCGAGCACCACCGTGTGCTCACCACCCTCGGCGAGAGCTGGAGCACGGGCATCGACTACCACGACCCCGAATGGAGCGGCAACCTCATCGAGGCGGGCGACCCCAACGACCTGGGGCTCTACCTGAAGGCATCGCAGTACACCATACCGAAGAAGAACGTGCTGGCGGCGTGGGACGTGTTCAGCGAGATATTCGGCATGCCGATCCGTGTGGCGACCACCACCGCCCGGGACGAGGCATCCAAGCGCAACATCGAGCGCATGCTGGAGAGCATGGGCACCGCACCATGGGGACTCTTTCCGGAGGGGACGAGCCTGCAGCTCATCGAGAGCGCCAAGAGCGATGCCTTCAACGTGTTCGACCAGCGGGTGAGCCGATGCAACTCGGAGCTCTCGAAGCTCATCATCGGGCAGACCATGACCATCGAGGACGGAAGCAGCCTCTCGCAGAGCCAGACCCACCTGAAGGTGCTGGAGAACCTCACCGAGAGCGACTCCAAGATGCTGGCACGCATCGTCAACAACCAGCTCATCCCCCGCATGATCAACCACGGATTCCCGCTCAAGGGCATGCACTTCTCCTGGGACGAGAGCCCGGACTACACCCCGGAGCAGCAAATGGAGTACGAGAAGATGATCAGCGACCGCTACGAGGTGGACCCGAAGTACTTCGCCGACAAGTACAACATGCCGGTGGGGGAGAGAATACGTCAGACTTCACCATTCGACACGGGCGGAGATCCGTCCGCAAAGGATGATGACAAAAAGGACGATGACGGCAAACAGCAGAAGAATTTTTTCGACTGAGCCCCAAGGACTACGAGGGGCTACACCAGCGATACGAAAAGATACTCCAAGGCATGGAAGTGCCCGACACCATGCGACTCATGGGCGATGACACATGGCAGGAAATCAAGTCGAGGCTATCGGGCAAGTTCGACAAGATGATGAAGGCGCTCTTCCACCAGAAGGGAGCGCAACTGGACATCAACATCCTCGCCTCGGACGAGGCGCAAGACTTCATCAATACCCACGCAGGGGTTCTGGACTCCAGCTTCGAGAAGGTGGAGATGACCCCGAAGATGCGTGAGCGGCTCACTCGCTCCAACTATATTTTCTCAGGCATCAAGGCCTTTCATGAGCTCAACGAGGCGTTCCCAAGCATGGTGGATGAGAATGGCGATAAAAAGCCGTTCGAACGCTTTCTAAACGACGTTAGAAAGATAGACGAGAAGTACAACGCCAACTACCTGCAGCACTCGGAATACAATTTTGTCGCAGCAAGCGCCACCATGGCGGCGAAGTGGGAGCAGTTCGCAGAGGACGGCGACCGCTACTACCTCCAGTACCGCACCGCCCACGATGACAAGGTG